GGTTCCTTGTGGGCCTTGGATTCCTTGAACACCTTGAATACTGTAGTACGTAATGGCGCTCCAGTTAGAGGTTCCATTACCAATCTTAAATTTACCAGTGTCACTCTCGTAACCAAACTCACCCGCAGCAAGAACGGGGTCTGTAGTGTTCCACTGAGTAGCAGTACCTCTACGTACTTGAAGTCTAATACTCATGTCAAGATACCTCCGTCGTAAGTGTAATCAAAAAAATTTGCATAAGGAGTTCCATTATCTGCAATAACATTCCAAGTAGTGGTGTTTGGAGCACCGCCATCTTCTGTTGCTACTGTTGGTATAAACTCTATCCAAGTAGTTCCATTGTAGACAAATAAACTTTGTGAATCCGCATTAAAGTAGACGTCTCCAGAGTACTGTCCAGTAGGAGTTGCGCTACTGGACAGTACGTTAACTGGGACTAATGCTTTTTTGCTCATGGTTTATGCGTGTACCACAACTCGGTATGTCTCTCCTGAAGCAGGAGCTACTGCAAATCCAATAGTCACTGTGTTAGTAGTAATGTATGTTACATCAGTAACAACTTCCATTGCGCTAGAAATTTCATAGACAGTAACTTGAATGTCTGTAGTTCCTAGGTTGTGTGTAAGAGTAAACTCTGTAGCTGAGTATGGAGTTACTGGTGTAATAGTAGAGGCGTACTTGCGCACTACTACTGCAGTATCAATTGCTACATCATCAGCATTTACAATAATACCCGTTCCAGCACCAACATTAAATGTTGTTCCAGACTGAGTAAGACCAGCACCTGCTGTATATGCTCCAGCGCCAGAGAATTGTGTAAATACTAGTGCTGTTGTTCCAAGAGTAATGATGTCATCAGTTGTTAAGACATAGCCATTATTTCCATTAACAGTACCTTCTGATACGAAGGTAAACAGCCCTGCAGTTACTTTTGCGTTTGAATCTGCATCTGTTGAGCGAGTAGGGGCTCCAGAAGAAGCAACTACATAAATACCATTATCAGCACCATTTGTTTGATTCTTAAGAAGGATTCTATCGCCAGTTGCAAGTGTCACACCGTCAATTACTGAACCGTTAGCAAAGTCTGTGGCAAGAGTTCCATTAGTAGTAGTTGCAGCGCGAACAGATGCTTTAACATCTAGTCCAGTTGCAGTTGCATCTACATATGCTTTTGTAGCAATGACGCTGGTATTAACAGAAAGTACGCCAGAGCCATTAATATTAAGTGAACTATCAGTTGAAAGAATTCCAGCGTTCTGTCCTTGGATACCCTGTACACCCTGCGTACCAGTGGTTCCTTGAGCACCTGTGTAACCTTGAATTCCTTGAGTTCCAGTCGTACCCTGTGAACCTGTGTAACCTTGGATTCCTTGGATACCCTGGGTACCTTGTGTACCTTGCGTACCAGTCGTACCTTGGCTACCAGTTGTGCCCTGAGCTCCTGTAGTTCCTTGTGAACCTGTGGTTCCCTGTACGCCTTGTAGACCTTGAACTCCTTGTGAACCTGTAGTTCCCTGAGTACCAGTTGTTCCCTGGCTACCTGTAGTTCCTTGGCTACCAGTTGTTCCCTGTGTGCCTTGAGTTCCATTAGTTCCACTAGTACCTTGTGTACCAGTAGTTCCTGTAGTTCCCTGTGGTCCTTGAATACCTTGAGTTCCCTGGGTTCCTGTTGTTCCTTGTGCACCAGTAGTGCCTTGGAATCCTTGAACACCTTGAATACCTTGGGTTCCTTGCGCTCCAGTTGTACCCTGTGCGCCAGTAGTACCTTGAGTACCTGTAGCTCCTTGGGTGCCTGTAGTTCCCTGAGCACCAGTTGTGCCTTGAGTTCCTTGGATACCGATAGCACCATCAAGATTTACTGTCCAAGATGTATAAGTTCCTGTACCAACACTTCGTGTGACTGTAACTGTAAGAGAACCAGTACCAGAGGTATAAGCAGTAACATCTCCATAGATAACATTTGAGATTGTATTAGCAATAATTACGGACTGACCAACTGAGTAAGAAAGGTTAGTTGCTACAGTTAAAGTTTGAGAACCAGAAGCTGGAAGTGTAAGTGAGGTAGAAGAAGCAGTCTGATATTTATCTCCCGCAGTTCCCTGTGTACCCAAAGTTCCTTGAGTACCTTGGAAACCTTGTGTACCAGTTGAACCTTGGGTTCCTGTTGCTCCTTGTGAGCCAGTAGTTCCTTGGGAACCAGTTGTGCCTTGAGCACCCGTTGTTCCCTGAAATCCTTGAATACCTTGTACGCCTTGAGCGCCCGTAGTTCCCTGAGCTCCAGTCGTGCCTTGTGAGCCAGTTGTACCCTGTGGGCTTTGAATACCCTGTGTGCCTTGAGTACCCTGCGTACCTGTAGTGCCTTGGCTACCAGTTGAACCTTGAGCACCAGTTGTACCAGTTGTGCCCTGTGAACCTGTAGTTCCCTGTGAGCCAGTTGTACCCTGCGCTCCATTTGAACCAATGTAACCTGCAGTACCTTGTGCACCAGTTGTACCTTGTGAGCCTGTTGTACCCTGCGTACCAGTGGTGCCTTGAGTACCAGTGGTTCCCTGTGAGCCAGTTGTTCCTTGGCTTCCAGTTGTTCCTTGCGTACCGTTTGCTCCTTGAGCACCTGTGCTTGTGTTAATCCAAGCAGTGCCATTCCATGAGCGTAAATAACCAAGGTTTGTATCAAAATAGATTTGACCAACGACTGGTGAAGATGGGGCGGACGCTAAGTTTTGAACTATAGCATTTTGTAGCTCTAATTTGTTTAAATCAATTGGTGTTAAAAACTTACGTGCCATTTATTTTATCTCCTCTAAGATAAATATGCTTTGCCTGAAAAAGCTGCTGAAAAAGTGACCGTAAGTGAGACCGAATCAGTATAGGCTATTTCGCCTTCATAAATAGTACCAGCAGAATCTTGAACTGTAAGGTTAGGATAAAAACCTAAATTATGATTTATTGTCCAAGTATTGCTAGCAACACCTTGAGTATGGGTATAAGCCACTCTTGATGTTTTAAAGTACAGATTGGTAACCCCCTCAGTTAGGTCATCTGTAGAACCTAAAGCAGAGCCTGAAATTGCATCCGATAGTTGTTGGAGAGTAACCCCACCACCATCTGTTCCCTTAAGACCTTGTATACCTTGAACTCCAGCACCTGTAGCACCCTGAGTACCAGTAGCTCCCTGTGTACCTGTATAACCCTGAACACCATTATGTCCAGCAGAACCTTGTAGGCCATAAAAACCTTGGATACCTTGTAAGCCTTGAGTACCTTGTGCTTGGTTAAAACCGCCGCCCTGTAAACCTTGAGAACCTTGTACACCTTGACCTGCGTATTGTCCATGAATACCTTGGGTACCTTGACCGCCTTGAACACCTTGTACGCCTTGTGTTCCTTGCGTACTAAATCCAGGAAGTCCGCCTGTTTGTGTTGAAGGGATTACGTTAACAACTACTGGAGCAGGGGTTACTACTTGGATAGCGCATTGGCATGGCCAGTTATTACAAGAGTGACAGTAACTCAATTGTTACCAGCTTCCGTTTAGCGCACCTGAAGAGTTAGTTACAGCTTGGGTAACAAAAGTTTGACCCTTAACGTAAGTAACGGCGACTTCGGTGTTTGCAATCTCTGTTGCTAGTAGGTCCCAGAATCCACGTACAGGCAGGTAATTAGTGTCATCAACATTAAGCGATAGCTGTACCTTACTTAGTGTTGAAGATGTAGATAGGAGGGTAACTGTAAAATTGGCGTATAGGGAAGGTGCATTTGGATAGGTACGAATCTGTGCAGCCCAGGTAAACAAAGAAGCATCAAATGGGAAATCAAACTCTACAGAGAAGCTGTTTCCTTGGGTAATAACTAAATCGTAGTTTTGAGCTGTTGAAGGCAATGGGCTACGTCCAGTAAGGTTATTAGTAATATAGACGCGCTCTGGCTTACGAGAATCATCAACTTCTTGAGTTACATAGACAGGTACGTACTTGTTAGTTGTACGTGAGGTACGGATAAGCGTACCCATTTCAATCTTCCATAGACCAACGTTAAGCTGGGCACAGAGAGTCTTATACTGCTCCCAACGCTGTTGAATAATAGATGTGAGCTGGCGGTAACGCTCAGAGCGAGGAATATTTACTCCGTCTGGTGCCTGAATATCGATATCAAAAGCAGAGTCTGTAGCAAGAGCCCATAGAGCCTCAATGGTTGCAAGGATAGCAACTGGATACTCTTCTACTGGTGAGATGCTGGCAATGGTAACTAAAGACCCGTAAGAATCAACGCGGTTATATGTATGCTGGTTTACAGCATCGTTAATAAAGTTACATAGCTCAGAGTCTAGGAAATATCGGTCTTGAAGACCTGTTACTGCAATAGTAGAGCCGCTAACAGGGGCGGTTGCAAAGGTAATAATGCCTGTGTCTTCTTCAACTGTATAGCCGTAAGGATACCCAATAGGATTGCCGTTAATTGTTACATAGAGGTTAGCGGTCTCGATGGGTTTAATCCCAGTGGGAAATACGGTGGTAGTTCCGTCACCAGCAGTAGTAAAACTAAAATTCTTTTGTAAATCGCCTAGTTCTAGACGGACTCTAGAGAGTATGTCAGACAGAACGGCCACAGAAACTCCCTACATTACGGTGTATATAATGATGTCAATAAATCTTTAAAAAGTCTGTACAAACGAAGAAGGCGCCTCGAAAGGCGCCCACTTCTAACAGGTTATTATTAAATGACGCCTGCTAAATAGCCTTTTTCCTTTAGGTGATTTGCAACTGATTGCTTTACCTTGTACTTTTGACCTGCTTTAAAGTTGTAGTTGTTTCCATGTCCAAGAGTCATGTTTTCAATATCTTGAACTACACGAATTTCAACTTCAGCTTCATCGGTTGAACCGACAGTGATTGCATCATCTACAATTACTGTAGCGCGGTTAGGCTGTGTTGCGTCAATGACACTTGTCTCTAGGTCAATTTTTGCCTGAGCTGTTGCCATGGACATTTTATTAGCGGCATCCTGCTGAGCTTCAATTGCTTGTCCAGCAAGTTGCTCTCGCATGCGGCCTGTT